CCACCGTTCTTCCCACCGTTCTTCCCACCGTTCTTCCCACCGTTCTTCCCACCACACTTTGTTGGCGGCGGAAACTATTACTGCCCTTGCTGTTGCTGTTCAGGTAATAACTGGTTCTGTTAATTAATATTGATGGGGCGATAGAAATATCGCCCCAGGTATTGATTAAATTAAAAGGTTAATGTATAATTCTATAAAGGAGAAAAAATGTCGTATTTCGCATATGTAAAAGACGCAAAAGTTGAACATGTTCAATTTGTTAGCACCTCTACGCCAGCTGGAGAAAAATGGGTAGCACTGTATAGATCAGGAGTTACATTAAAATATTCAAGTAATTATGACGTAATGCCAGGAGACGTATATGTAGATGAAAAATTTTACAAAAAGGATATAGAGACTGGCGAAACTACTTTATTAGAAGATGGAGCTTGGACGCATCCAAAAGCAGTAAGATTTGCAGGAATTATGGATGGAGAAATTGTTGGCCAATGGGGATCAGGCAAAGAAAATTTTGCAAGCCAAGAAGAAATTGATGAATTTGTTGCTATGGTAGAAACTTCAGATGTAGTGGAGTTAAAGTTAGATGAGCAGTTTGTTGTTGAAAAAGGTTGGCTCTATGATGGAGTTAATTTTACTAATCCAGATAATGCTTAATGAGCGCAGAAGAAAATAGCAAAAGCGCCTGGCAAAAATATAAAGAAAATCTGGGCACAACAAGGCCCTGGGATTTTATAGACCCAAATGCAGAGTATGCAGAAGAGTCTTTATCTCAAGAAAGATATAGCATTTGCTCCTCTTGCCCAGAATTTATGAAATCTACAAAACAATGCAAAAAGTGTGGTTGTTTTATGGCGTTAAAGACTAAACTTAAAGACGCTGAGTGTCCAATAGGGAAATGGTAAGTAAAAATAATGTATGAAAAAGAAGAGTTGTTCCCAGGACTTTGGGTATATAGAAATGTAATCACTCCAGAATTAGATGTAATTAATAGACTTGAGAACGCAATATCCAATTCTAAGGGCATGCATACTTGGAAAGAGGCAACAGTAGGATATAGAGAAAAAATGCCTGACTATAGAGATTGTGTAGATTTTAAATGGAAAAAGTTTGAAGAAAGCAATCCCCTAGATAAATATAATAAAGATGTAGATGCAATTTGGCAAGATGTGCATGACGTACAACTTGTTGCGCTAAACGATTATTCTTCTTTCTACAATATTGAATTAAAATATTGGGAAGCTATGAATTTTATTAAATACGGAGAAGGCCAACACTTCTCCTATCATTCAGATCATGGATGGTCATACATATCAACAGTATCAATGGTTGCATATATCAATGATGATTATGAAGAGGGTGGTCTAAGATTTGATAAGCTTGATTTAACTATAAAGCCAAAAGCTGGAGACCTATACATATTCCCATCAACATATCTGTTTTCACATGCTGCCCTCCCAGTAAAATCTGGATTAAAATATTCAATTGTTACAATGACAGACTATAACGATGCAACTCATACAGAATCTTTTTACAGACAATTCATGTCTGATAAATCAATGAAAGACGGGTACTGATGAACTTTGATGTTTATAAAGTTTATCCAAACCAGTCAGCAAATATTCAGCCTTTAGGTGTAAAAAGAGAGTGGATGGATGAAACTTTTGACAAGCATGCATATCACTGTTTTCCAGTAAGCCTATCAAATACATTAGGTTGGGGAGTTTCCTTTCCAGTAGATATATCATTTATATGGGATGGAATATCAGACTCCACAGATACACACGTTAAAGTTTTAAAAGGAAACGAATATGTATCAACATCAAGAGCCAACGCAACAATTAGTTTTAATACAAACTTAGTTATAAGAACTGAAGAAGATGTTACTATGTTGGCAATGCCAACACCAAATTGGCCTATAGAAGGTGTTTGGCCTTTTACTACATTAATAAGCACTTCATTTTTTAAAGGGGCATTTCCAATTGCTTGGAGAATAACTAAAGCAAATGAGATCATTACTATTCCAGCAAATACACCAGTTGCAGCAATAATGCCAATTTCTTTGGCAAACTTAAACAATTCAGTGGCGGTAATAAAAGGATATAAGGATTTACCAGTAGACTTTTTCCCAAAAGAAGATTATGGCAAAATTGTTAGTGATATTAATAAGTCTGGTAAATGGACTGACTTTTATAGAAATGCTGTAGACCATAAAAATAATAAAATAGGATCTCATGAAGTTAAATCCTTAAGATTAAAAAATGACGACACCGCTTTAAATGGGCCAGAAGGTTGTGGAATACCAGAATGAACAAAATAACATTTCACTCAAATAAGCATTACAATGATGTTGAAACAGCACCGTGTCCTACAGCAAAAGTTATACCAAAATGGTGGCATGATGCAGATATGTACGTAAAAGATTTTTATGGGAATCCAGTTTCTAACGCAACTAAAGATGGTGGCAAAATGCTTAATTTTAAAGCATGCCCAGCAATGCTAGATACATTTACAACAGGGTATACTTTAGTTACACCATGCGATATAGAGTTTTATCAAAAAAATAATAGGATAAAGGCTAGGGTTCCATTAAAGTTCGACGACTTTGTAGGAGAAAGACCAGAGTCTGCTGGATTTCAAGTTCCTGCTGGATATGAAAAAAATCATTTTCACTGGTATGCAAATTGGGCGCCAGAGCTTCCAGAAGGCTATAGCTCTCTTTACATACAACCTATAAATCACTTTGATTTACCATGGCTTACCGTTGGTGGTATAATAGATAGTGACAAGGTTACAACATCTGGATTGATACCGTTTTTTATACAAAATGGATTTACTGGAGTCGTGCCTGCTGGAACCCCTTACTTGCAGATAATACCATTTAAAAGGGAAGACTGGGAATCAGATTTTATTTTTCATAAACCTGTAACTATTATGAGAAAAGCAGCGGAGACATCAGAAACTTTTAGAACACCAGAAGGTGGAGTCTATAAGAAAAAATTTTGGACTAGAAGGAGATATAAGTAAAATGGAAAATAGATTAAATACTAATAACACTCACGACTACAGATCATTGGGCTCTATAACTCCTTCTGGATTTTATGGCGCAGGCCCAGAAAATATTGTAGAGCTAAAGAATTTTTTAACGGATGAAGAAAGAGTAAGGCTGACAAACTTTGCTAGAAATAACACAACATGGGATATTACTGATTCTCATGTCAATGAAAATGGCACAGTTATATATGATGCTAATGCTTGGCACGATAGAGTTTGCACACGCAGATCTATGGAGATTTCTGCAGAACCATCTATAGTCGGTGTTGTGGACAATTTGATAGCAAGACTACAGGTTGAAGTAGAAAAGTTTTTTAATGTTAAGGTTCAGGCAACTGGCCCAGCTATTGTGAGATGGCCTGTTGGAGCAAGACAAGACCCTCATGCAGATAAAGAGCTCCACGAGGGGCCAGATGCTGGTACGCCAAATGATTTCCCTCATTATGATATAGCATCATTATTTTATTTTAACGATGACTATGAGGGCGGCGAATTGTTTTTCCCAGTTCAAGGAATAGAGTTTAAGCCAGTCGGTGGATCAGCTTATTTTTTCCCAGGTGATAAAAATTATATCCATGGGGTCAGGCCCGTTATTGCTGGAGGAAGATACACGTCCCCATTCTTTTGGCAGATACTTGAGCATACTGGAGACCGAAAGCCATGAATCTACAATACAAAGAAATATACCCAAAGATATGGGTTTTTAAAAATCCATGGAAAGACATTGATTTACTAACACAAACAATTATTGACTCTGAGCAAAACCCAGAAGGGTCTGCTTTAAACTGGCATGGATGGTACACATTTGGCAAGGAAGCCGATCAATTTGATTATTCAGTTTCTTCGTCTGAAAGAACCCAGATGGAAAAAGGTTTCTGGGATGAAATAATTGAAGTGTTTAACAAAACAACAAATCAGTATGCGGAAACATTTGGTGTTCCAATTGATTCAGAGGCTCAGGTTTTTAATGAAGAAGAAGATTCAATGACACAGCTATGGAAAAGAATGGGGCCTTCTATATGTAAATATGAGGTAGATGGCGGAATAGAAGACTCTGACTTTGCTATGCATGTTCACACTGATTATCAAAAAGATTATCATGATTTTAGAGGATATAAATTTACATTTACATGTACGATGTATTTAAACGGAGATTATGAAGGCGGAGGACTTACATTTTTAGTAGACAATAAAACTCTTTACTATAAGCCAGAAAAAGGTGACATATTGTTGTTCCCAGCAGGTGACCCAGACTTTCTTTCCGATGCTGGTCAATTTTATATGCACGGTGTTGAAAAAGTAAAGGGGTCACCTAAGTATTTTATAAGAAATCACTGGGTTAGGTTTTATCCTGGATCAGAAGAGTGGCTAAAAAATGAAAAGCTTTATGGTAAAGAAATATGGAAAGAAATGGAAATTGCCAGGACTAAAGAAGAAAGAAGATCTGGAGTATATCAAACAATAGATTATGAAGAAATGAAAAAGCTAGAAAGGATTAGTTTAAATGACATTTAATTTAGAAAATCAAAATCGTGTAAAAGAAGACATTGTGTTTTTTGAAAATTTTCTTAGTCCAGAAGATTGTGAAAGAGTTATTAAATATTGGGAGCATTCCGTAGAAAAAGGAACTCTTCCATGGGCACCTATATCATTCTACGACTCATTTGCATCTAATCTGCCAGATGATGAAGATAAAGAAAAGTTTGGTTTAGCACCTGATTTTTTTACTACTCTTCAGGATAAAATTCAGGAAGCTACAGAAATATGCAGAGGAGACAAGCTAAGGCTTGTCAGCTATCATGCACAGAAATGGGTGGAAGGTGCATATGCAGGATACCATTCAGATAATACACCAATAGATTCTCCAGAGTACAATTCGTTTGAAAGAAGTAAGTGGGCAGCATTTCTTTATCTAAATGACGATTTTGAAGGCGGAGTTCTAAACTTTAGAGATCATGATATTTCTTTGCAACCTAAAACTGGAATGCTAGCGGCATTTGCTGGCGGTCACCATAACATTCACGAAGTTCAGATGATTACCAAGGGTACTAGATTAACAATAGGATCATTTTGGGACAATGAAGAGGTTACTTACAGCGAAGAAAAGCAGGCTTTATGGGAAACCGATATTGCAGAGCAAAGAAAAAGACAGGCAGAAGACGCCGAGCTTTGGGCAGCACTTAAAGAAAAAGGCGAAAGATTGAGACCAGGCCCAGATCAAACTGCTAAAAAAGATGTGGCTTTAAAAATTGAGGGGGAATATAAATGATAAAAACAACTGTGTTAGAAAATGGAATGATTAGGGAAGAACTTCACCCTCAAGTATATTATTATAAAAATGCAATACCTAACGTAAAAGAG